GGCACCAGGCCCTGATAATCGATCAGGTTCACCGACTGCGACTGCAGCGGGCTTGCCTGTTCGTCGGACAGGACCGGGTCAACCGGCTGACCTGCTACTGCAATGTCGTCACCCCGGTAGACGCCGCTGTTCTGCATGGCGACCACTTCGTGGCGTGGTGTGCTGTATTCGTGGGCGCAACCCATTGCCTCAGCGATGGACGTTGCTGCCGGGTCAATCAAGAATGCACTGGGAAGGATCGGGACCAGTTTGCACTGGGTCCGGGCTTCGGTCGCCGCTTCTGCGCCTGCCATTGTCTGGTTCAGGGTAACCTGATCAACTTCACGCGGATCGATCTTGCCGATGCCGGTACCGAAGATGGAGCCCATGAGGAAGATCTCGTTCAGGGCCTGCTGGTAATCAGCCCACTCCATGTCCTTCTGAAGCTGGGTCCGGGTTGCCATGATGTCTCCACCCTCGGTGTCATCGTCAACGATGTCGAAGAAGGTAGGCTTGTCCAGGATGGCACTCTCGATCTCGGAGGTGACAGATTCGATGGCCTGCTGAAGCGCCGGCGTAATTAACCGTGAGCGCTCGCTGTTCCGTGTCTTGTCTTCTGCCGCCCAGATGCCACGCCACAACCGATAATACTCTTCCCACCGGGCTTGGTGTTTGCTGTTGCGATCATCGCGCCAGGACGTACAATGGCCCATGACCCAGTCAACGAGCTTGGAATCCGCGGACTTGGTATTCGCAAGGGCTTCCTCCATTGCTGTGTCCGGTTCTAAATCAATGACGTACGCCATAGTGTGTCCTCAGTTAGTAGCCCGCTATCTCGTCGAGCGGTTCAAAGTCATCCTGCTCATACTCGTCGGTTGAGTAAATCACAGTACTGATCTGGTCAATGTAAGCCAGGGCGTCTACCATATCGTCGTGCGACATGGGGTCCGGAAAGTCCATAAGCTGATCCGTCAGATCGTCGTTCCAAGGCCCCTTAAGGAACTTGATCCGGCCATGCTGGAATCGACCCTGGAGTGCCCAGACGATGCGGTCAATCTTGCGATTACCGCCATGGGTTAATTCAACGACGCTCGGGTAAACGTTCATCCGGCGCATCTGATCCTCAAGGTATGGCATGATAGCGTTCTTCAGGGCACCACCCTCGATGCCGACCGCTACCGGTCCATACTTCTGGGCAGCCCGAAGGATCTGCAGGGATGTCTCTCGGACACCCCAACGCCCGTGGATTATGTCTTTGACGAACCAACCGGCCGAGGTCACCTGGACCACAGCGATGGCGGTTTCGTCGAGCCGAGACAACGCAGCCTTGGAAAGGCCAGCCGCATCCTTGAAGCCCGCAGGGTCGACACAGATGTATGTGCCGCCCTGGAGCCCCGTGGGGATGTGCTTGACGATCTCGATCTCGTCTCGTTTGAAGATGCCACCGCCGCCGGTCGCGAAACTGGCTTCGTATTCCTGACGGAAGGCATCCCGGCTCATGGTCCGCTTGGCCGCTTCTACTTCCTCGGGCCGGATAACCGGGTTGTCCAGGGAGCAGAAGTGGAAAGCTTCCATGTCAGGGTTGCTGGCCAGGGCCGCATCATTCCATAATTGATAGAAGTGGTTCTTGCCTTTGGGCGTTCCGATGAACAGCGCTCCACCCATCATATCAGATAGGGCCGGACGCAGGATCAGGTCGAATACACCAGGCTTCATGTCCGCGTATTCGTCCAGGACCGCGTACGAGAGCGAGACACCACGCAAGGTGTCCTCGTTGTCCGCGCCTTTCAAGACGATATAGCGACCATTGGGCATGACGATAGTCATGTCCTTCTCTTTGATCTGTGAGGCAATCGGGCGAACCAGCTCTTTGAGCTGCTTCCACATGATGTCTCGGGCCTGCTGGTAAGTCGGTGCGATGTACCAGACGTGGCTGTTCTTGAGCGGGAGACCGTGAGGACTCCAGTCCTTCAGGGCCTCGATCAGCAGGATGACAGCGGCGAAGAATGTCTTGCCTCCTCGCCGTCCTGCTGCGCAAACCTTGAACCGGGCTACACTGTCGAAGATCTCCTGTTGTTTCTTGTGCAGCCTAAAGTTAAGATTCGCCATGAGTATTCCTTATCGCGTTCCGGTGTGATGCACGGACACGATGATCATGACTTGTAGCTGATCTCGTACCACAGTGCCTCAAAGGTCAGGGTGATGGCCCCGCCACTGTTGTTCGTAACGCGCGTCATCATCTTGGTCGATGGTTTCAGTATCCACTCTTCACCGAAGTTCGGGGTAATGATGCCGATGCTATTGGAACCTGGCCCACCCGCGTCCGGTACAAACCGGTCGTGGACCAGATCCCCGAGATCCGTGATGGTTGGGCTGTGGGTTACGCCCATCTGGGCGGTTTTGGTGCTGTTCCGGTTCCTATTGAATGGGGTAAGAACCGTGCCGTCGTCTGATGTGACCACATTCTCATATGACAGAACATCACATGGCGAGTCTGCCAGACTGACCAGCAACGCGGTTAAATGGGGAAAGCTGGACGCCGGTGGCGAGTACAGGATATCGAAGCTCGCGCCGTTTGCCAGTGACGCCACCCGGTGGGTGACGTGGAAGGCCATACCGTCGTGAATCATGCGGTGTTCATGGTCGATGACTGTCCGCGCATGGACGTAGCCATCCCAGGACCGGCGATCTTCATCGGTGCTACTCTGTCGAAAACCTGCATCATCGAGTGACATGGTTTATTCCTTATTCCGATATGGATTACAGCATCGAGTTCTCGACCAAGTAACCACTGTAAACTCCGGTGCACTGTGTGGTTGTACTGGACCGTATAACCTGTTTGATATCCCACTTCTCGGGGATCAGGTTAACGTCGTGATCAGACCTATGGGCACCCTGCCAGATGTACAAGTCCGACAGAGCCCGCCAGCATTTGTTCTCGCCGGGTGGCTTCACGTACGATAAGACATGCAGGTCGTTGGAGCCGGCCATACGGCCGGTCCTGATAACGAATGAATCAACGAGTAACGTGTGACCCGCTGGTACAGTGTAGCCGGTCTGATGGGTTTGTCCTTCCGTATCCTCGATGTAGGCTTGAGCATTACCGCCAACAGTGGCCGTGATGTTGCCTTCATTCCATTCTGTAGCGCCTGCGCTGGTCCCGTACATGCGGTTGATCCGTAGAAACGTCTGCGTGGTGGTCACCGCGGAAGTGCCGTTCAGGGTAATCTCTTCTTCAACCTCGTTATAGTCCGCGTCTAGGCCCTGAACCATCATAGTGCGCATGCCGGAGCCCGCAGCCGTGTCGTTTGCGCTCGAACTGGTCACAGATGCCACGGCGGCAGCAGTCGGCAGCACCCGTGGGGTACCAATGGGCCACATCTCCTGTGTGTCGTTATTCACCACGACGTCATTCATTCCAAACTTGCGGAAGCGCCGCCAGCCAGGGTACTTGCCCAAAGCTACGCCGACCTTGAACACGTCGGGTGCCACAACACCGCCGATATCTTTGGACTTTAACATGGTTTATTCCTCTACGTGCTCATATTCCCCGTCAACGAGTGTGCCTTTCATGACATCGTCCACGTTCTCGCGGGTGAGATTGGAAATCGTTACGGTAACCGACGTGTGTTTGCCGTCATTGCCGTCTGTAGCCTTCTGGGTGGGAGCGATCCGGTCCATAATCATCTTCTGTGACTGCCGGCAGCCCTCTGTCAGGGCCTGCTCACCTACCTTTTGCACGACCTTCGGGCCTAACTTACTGAGTTTGATGGAAACCTTGTTCTCCATCTTCTCCCGGAGGATCGTTGCCTTGTTCTTGGAGCCTTTCTTGCGCCCGGTGCCCAGCTTGGACCCCTTCTGCAGGCGTCCGAGTGCGTCCCGAGGTGCCAACTCTTTGGATTCTTCACTCATTCTCGTGTTCCAGTATCGTTTGAACCGAAACCGAGAGGTCCGGGTTCTGGGCGTACAGTGCGGTCAGTGCAAACCCGAGCGAAGTGACTGTACGTTCTTCGCCACACCGGGGTTTGATGTTCCATTCCCGGTAGCAGAGGTGCAAACATTCATGAATCAGCGTGTTGGCCAGGTCACTGGGCTGCTGACCCTCGGTTACGATGTCCATTTCCATGTCGGGCCACCGGCATTGGCCGGCGCAACCCGATAAATCGTACCATTCTCTGTTCCTAGGAACGATCTTGTACGTAGATCCGCCCAGGGTGACTTGTGTTGGCAGCAGATCTTTGTAATCCATGATCAATCCTTATTGTGCTTGGCCCCGGGAAACATCTTGTTGCGGTCCGGACCCTTGCGCAGGGTGCGAGCGGTGCGAGCCGCCATACCGGTGCTCGACCGGCCAGCCATTTCAGCCAGGCCCTTGGCCGCGTGGCCGATGGCGGACGCTGTGCTGATCTTCTTTTGTTTCTTTGCCATGAGCTAGTCCTCATAAGTGATTGATTGGTGGACCCCTCTACCCGCACCCGCCACGTCTCAGATTAGAACGCTCGGCTTGGGGAGGTAGGCCCATTGATTGGCTGGCACGGTAGGGGTCGAACCTACAACTACCCGATGAACAGTCAGATGCTCTACCTGTTGAGCTACATGCCATTTGTTTGGCGTGACTTATGCTATCTCATCTTGGCATTATCACGTTTACGTGGCGTTACTACATGAGACCCCGTATGCATTTGGCTCCGTCTTGCTTTTGAGAGGGGAACGGAAAGTCCTCTGGTCCTGGGAGCTACCCAGTATTACTGGTGGACCCTCTGCCCTATTAGATGACCGCACGTACTATTGCTGTTCCCGGTACGACGCCTTACGGTCAATTGGTGCCTACTTCCGGCGTTATGCTGTCTGGCACGGACCCTGCTGATAGATCACGATTCGCTTTAC